TTTGCACACCACTCATCTAGGCTGGGGTCAGGATCGTGACACCTTGCTTGCCACAGTGCGTGAGATATTCGGAGAGGCCACAGGTAACGAGAAAGCGGCTAAGTCTGCTACTGCATTTTCTAAAGCGGCAGAGTACCTTAGAGAGCGATATAACCGCGCTGGCGGCTTTATACCAAAGCGAAATGATTGGGGTATGCCTCAAGTTCACGACCAAGTTAAAGTCTCACAAGCCGCAACTTTCCATAAGAAATTGCGACCAAATGGATTAACAAAAGATGACATTAATAAATTAGGCCCAACAGAGTCAGCTAAAAGAAATATGGATGCTTGGATTGGATACCTTACCGACCCAGATAAGCCAAGATTAAACCGCGAGGCTATGGTTAATGCGGATGGTCGCATTATGTCTGACGATGAATTGATGCAAGCACTGCGTGAGTCCTATAAGACTATTTCAACAGATGGGCAAAACAAGAAAGTACCTGGTGGATTTAGTGGTAACGGCAAGATGGCTAATCGTCATCAAGATTCTCGTTTCCTAGTCTTTAAAGATGCTGACTCATGGATTGAATACCAAGAGTCTTTTGGCAGTCCAGACTTCTTTAACGTCATGGTAGGTCATATTCGCAGTATGTCTAGCGAAATAGCGATGCTTGAAGTGCTAGGCCCAAACCCTAACCAGGCGTTCAAATACCTCAGTGATATTGCAGAGAATGATGGCAACATGGGCATGGTTAACTCTGTGTGGAATGTTGTCAGTGGTTCTGCTGATATGGTTGATGTTAACCGAGCATCTTTAGCCAAAGGCACAGCGTTTACTCGACACTGGTTAATGGCTTCTCAACTGGGTGGTGCTGCTGTATCCTCTATCACCGATCCAGTGTACGGCAAGCTGACCAGAGCCTTTAATGGCCTACCAATCGTTAAATCGATACAGCATACAGTAGGTCAGTTAAACCCTGCTGATGAGTCTGATCGGGCCTTTGCTGCTCACCTTGGCATGGTCATGGATGGGTGGTCATCGCAGGCATTAGTTAGCTCACGCTTTAGTGGTGAGATGGATCCAGCAGGCAAGGCTTCCAAGATTTCTGAGACTTTATTTCGGGCATCTGGATTAACGGCTTGGACTCAAGGGCAGCGCAACTCTTTTGGTTTGGACTTTCAGTGGCACTTGGCTAGGCAAATGGGTAATCCTTTGTCTAACGTGGAGTCGAAGTTCCAAGGCATGATGAGGCGTTACGGCATTACTGATGACGATTGGGAGATTATGCGATCTGTGCCTTTAGAAGAGCATGGTGGCACTAGCTATTTTAGACCACAAAATATGCACGATTTAGACTTACCCACAGAAACTGTGGATAACCTTGTGACTAAAATACTTGAGGCCATGAACACCGAAATGGACTTTGCTGTGCCAACACCCGATGCAAGGGTGAGAGCTATTCAAACATGGGGTGGTAAGGAGCGTGGTAGCTTTACGGGTGAGGCAGCAAGAATGACGATGATGTACAAGTCGTTTAGCATGACTCAGTTTATGACCCATATGTACCGCAGTGGCCCAACTTTTGTCGGGGTTTACGCGTTTAGGTTAGCCATCATGTTAAGTGCTATGGGTGCTTTAGCAATACAGATGAAGGAAATATCAAGAGGTCGTGAGCCTCGACAAATGGATGGGGCTTTCTTGTTTGCAGCAATGATGCAAGGTGGTGGTTTAGGTATCTTTGGTGACTTTATTGACGCAAGTGGCGTGGGCAATAAATCAAGATTTGGCAACAGTGTGATGGCTACAGCGATGGGGCCAGGCGCATCATTGGTAGAGGATGCTGTCGGACTTGGTGTGAGTAGCTTTGACTTTGCAACAGATCCTTTTACTGGTGAAGAAACCAACTTAGGTCGTGAGGCTGCTAGATTAATGCAACGATACACGCCTGGTAATAACCTATGGTATGGACGATTATTATTTGAACGCTATTTGTTTGATAACCTTCAAGAGATGACCGATCCAAAGGCCAAGCAGAACCGCAAGAAATACGAGCGCAAGATCAAGACCGAGCGTGGTCAAGATTATTGGTGGAAGAGGGGCGATTCAGCACCTTCATTCTAATAACCGCATAGGCAACAGTTACTGTGATCTTATAATTATGGGAGATCATCAGTGACTGTCGCAAGCACAACCAACAAAGCATCATACAATGGCAACGGCACTCAGTCCGTTTTCGCCTATACGTTTAAGATATTTGTAGACGCAGACATCAAGGTCTATGTAGGCACTACTCTTAAAACGATTAATACCCATTACACACTATCAGGCGTAGGTGCTACTGGTGGCGGTAATGTTACCTTCACATCTGGCAACATCCCTGCTGCTGGTACGGGCAACGTCACTTTATTGCGTAGCCTGGCGCTAACCCAAGGTGTTGACCTAGTTAACTATGGTCGCTTTGATGCCGAGGTGGTCGAGTCCCAGTACGATAAATTGACCATGATGGTTCAACAGCTTCAAGAGCAAGCTGACCGCACGATTCGCTTTAACACCACAGTAAGTGACGCTGGCGGTGTCGAGATCACTGACACAGTAGCAGAGCGTTCTGGCAAGGTGTTGGCCTATGATGCCAACGGGGATCTATCGGTAGCAAATGAGTTAGGTGATTGGCAGGGTAACTGGACTACCTCACGAACATACGCAGTGCGTGACCTCGCTCTTGATGCTGCAACTAATAACGTCTACACCTGTTTAATTAGCCACACCTCTGGCACATTATCCACCGATGTCGCAGCCTCTAAGTGGGCCTTGGTTATCAATGCCGCAGCAGTCGCAGCATCAGCCGCCACAGCCACTACAAAGGCATCAGAAGCCTCTACAAGCGCATCAACCGCATCTACTCAAGCAACCAACTCAGCTAACTCAGCGACAGCAGCAGCGTCCAGTGCGTCTACCGCATCGACTCAAGCATCTACCGCTACAACTCAGGCCAGCACAGCAACTACTAAGGCGAGTGAGGCAAGCACATCTGCAAGTAATGCCGCCACATCTGCGTCAGCAGGGGCAACATCAGCGACTAATGCCGCTAACAGTGCTACCGCAGGCGCAAACTCTGCTACGGCTTCTGCTAACAGTGCGTCAGGAGCTTCTACAAGCGCGTCTACTGCAACTACCAAGGCATCAGAAGCAAGCACCAGTGCGTCCACGGCAACGACTAAAGCTAGTGAGGGGGCTACGTCTGCCACCAACTCTGCAAACTCTGCTACGGCTAGTGCGAACTCTGCAACAGCCAGTGCTAACAGTGCTACTGCATCTGCTAACTCTGCGTCTACAGCAGGCACACAGGCCACTAACTCTGCTAACAGTGCCACCGCATCTGCCAACTCTGCCGCCTCAGCAGCCGCAGCGTTTGACAATTTCGATGATAAGTATCTAGGGGCTAAGGGATCTGAACCATCTGTCAACAATGATGGTGATGCCCTCGTTACAGGCAACCTGTACTTTCTCACTGGCACAGGTATGCAAGTGTATGACGGGGCCAATTGGATTGCAGCGAGTTCTAGCGGAAACGTGTCGATGTATGTTTACGAGTACATTGCCACCGCTAACCAGACAACCTTCTCAGGGGCAGACTCTAACAGCCAGACATTATCTTATGCGGCTGGAAACATTATTGTCTCCTATGGCGGCTATGACCTACCTAAGTCTGATTACACAGCAACTAACGGAACCTCAGTGGTGCTAGACGATGGTGCTGTTGTTGGGGAAATAGTTCGCATTGTAGCGTTCCAAAGTTTTGTCGTAGCTAACACATACACGCAGTCTCAAGCTGATACGCTGTTGGCTGCTAAGTCTCCTTTGGCTAGTCCTAGTTTTACAGGCAACGTGGGAATTGGTATTAGCTCGCCAGCCGAAATGCTTGAAATTTACAACACCTCTTCTCCAGCTATACAGTTAAATGATGGTGGCGATTATAAATCTATTATGCGTCTAGCTGGTAATGATTTAGAAATACGAGGCTCAAGCGGCTCGTTAGAGTTTTATAATGGTGCGGCTGATGGTGATTCATCTGCCTTAGCTATGACAATTAATAACTCAGGCAACGTGGGCATTGGTGTGGTTCCAGAGGCCCATCACAATACACACTCTGCTTTACAAGTAGGTGGAAATGGTGTGTGGACTTCATACAAGCCTCAAGGTGCAAGTGGAGAAATGGACTTTCAACACAATGCGTATTACTCACAGGCGCATGGTGGTGACAGGTATATATCTACAGATGAAGCCACAAAGTATAGGCAAGTTTCTGGCGCACATCAATGGTACACAGCAGGTTCGGGTTCAGCAGACGCAGCAATAAGCTGGCGATATGGTATGCAGATCAATAATGATGGCATAGTCACCAAGCCTTTGCAGCCAGCTTTTAGTGTAGATGCCTCTCAGCAGTTAAACTTTCCAATAAGTACCGTAGTCACTGTGCCTTTTGATGTTGAGGTATTTGATGTGGGTGCTAACTTTAACACAAGCACTAAGACCTTTACAGCCCCTATTACTGGTAAGTATCACTTAAACGTAACTGTACATATGAGAGGTATTGATTCTGCTGCTGCCTATTATGAAGCAATTTTAAATACAAGCAATAGATTATATTATAACTACACAGATGGTGAAGGTGGTACTGACCCAGACACGTATACCTTAACAATAAGCCACCTTTGTGATATGGACGTAGGTGATACGGCTTATGTAACAATATCTCAATCAGGTGGTGCTGCACAAACAGACCTGAGACAAGGTTGCCACTTCTCAGGCTACTTGGCTTTATAAACAATCGGGCGAAATAACCCACCATAAAAGAGGAATACTAATGACAACATTAACAATCACAGTAGAAGTTACAGACACCGAACAAGCAGTGATGCTTAACGACTTAACCAGCATCAACGATTGGTTACAAGATGCAGTCAATGGAAAGAAAGCCAATTGTTGGAAACGTATGCAGACTGAGTGGACTACTAAGCTAATGAATGACTCTAGCTTTACAGACCCTATCCCAAGCAATCAAGCAGACTTTGTGGCTCTGGTGACAGCCCGTGAAGACTATGTGACTCGCACTGAACGTGATGCAGCAGCAGGAGAATAGTACATGAGTACATCAAGAACACGCGAAAAGGCTGATAAAGTCACGTTTACTCAAACAGAAGTCACCTCTGCGATTGCGGCAGCAGTACCCAGTGGCATCATCTCTATGTGGCATGGAGCAGCAAGTGCTATTCCAAGTGGTTGGGTTATTTGTGATGGTAATAACTCAACACCAAACCTAACAGATAAGTTTATTAAGTCAGCAGCCGCAGCAGGGGCTACAGGTGGCTCTGCTACTACGGGCGCACATACATTAACTATAGCTGAGATGCCAGCACATACTCACTTTAGAACCCCTTATACCCCAGGCTCTGCTGCTGCTTATGCTGCAACAGGTTACAACGCTTTTTTTGATGCTGCTTCAGGAACTACTTCATCAACAGGTGGTGGTGGCTCACATACGCATCCTCAATCAGAGCCTATTCACTTTGCTCTAATCTTTATTATGAAGACTTAATTATGAAAATATCAATTATAAACCCAGACTCAACAGTGGTTATAGATGGATTAGGTTTTGATAGTTTAGACCTGTCCACAATTTCGTCAGCTACTCATGCAATTCAGTTTGATACAGCCACAAGCACAGGCCATGTTGAATATAATGATGGCACTGCAAACGAAGCAATAACTTCAATCGCAGCCTACCAATCTATTATTGATGCTTGGCAGGTAGCCAACGATGCTCAACCTTTAGAACTTACAGCCCAAGAGGTGTTGAATAACGAGTCACTAGGGTACTTAGCATCAACCGATTGGTACATCACACGCAACGCTGAGACAGGTGTAGCAGTGCCAGCCGATGTGACTACAGCCAGAGCAGCAGCAAGGGCAGCTATTGTCTAATGTGGTCAACAGTCGGTGAGGTTTATCCCGTTTTTATGCCTGCTCCAGTGGGAAATACAATCGTGGCTGAACCACAGACAAGCCAGCGTGAAGTGACCGAGCGTTACAGCGTGGCGAAAGTTACGGGTGTCGTTGCTTACAAAGATCGTGGGCCTTTGTCTACGTTGCACTGGGTGGCTCGTTGTTAGCCGAACTCGCGGCCTGCAACCTGGCATATGGCACTATTAAGAAATTTATCGGTAGTGGACGAGAGCTGGTCGATTGCTCTTCCTCACTTATTAAATATTTTGACTCAAAAGCAGAGTTAGCTAAACGAGTAGAAAATAAGACAGGGCCAAAAAATGAACTGGAAGAATTTCTAGCACTTGAAAAAATTAAGGCACAAGAAGCTGAGTTAAAACAATTTATGATTTACTGCGGCAGGCCAGGTCTTTGGCAAGATTGGATGAGCTTCCAAGCTAAGGCTGCTAGAGACAGGAAAGACGCTGTAAAGAATAAGGCAAAGGCTAGATACCAGCGCCAGAAAGCTGTTCAACAAAATTTAAACTTGGGCATTAAAGTAATGTCATGGCTGTTAGTCGTAATCGCCTTTATGTTTGGTGTTACTTATTATTATGTGAGATAGAAAATGAAAGACATTGAATTAACTGAGGCACAACTAGATAAAATTGCTGAACTGGCTAGTGAAAAATCTATGGCAAAATTTCACCAGGCTGTAGGCAAGTCTGTAATTAAAAAAGGCTTCTGGCTTGCTGCTGCTGTTGGTGTTGCAATTCTAGTTTTTCTCCAGGATGGCATACAAAAATGACTTATAAATTATCGGATAACAGTAAAAAAAATAGAGCATCAGTTGACCCACGATTGATTGAAATATCTAACTTGGCCTTGAGCATATCTACTGTGGACTTTGGGCATGGGCCTTTATCTGGGTCAAGAACTGCCTCAGAACAGAAAAAGTTATTTGATTCTAAATTAAGCATGGCTGACGGGATAAAACATCGATCTAGGCATCAAGAGGGCAAGGCACTGGATTTTTACGCATTTAAAGATGGTAAGGCTTCATGGAATGAGGAAGATTTAGCCGTAGTTGCAGCCGCGTTTTTGACGGCCTCAATCCAACTAGGGGCAGGGTATGAAATTAGATGGGGAGGCTTATTTAAGTCTTTTAAAGATATGCCCCATGTAGAGTTGGTGGAATAGCATGGGCGTTCTAAGCACAATCTTTGGAAGCGGTGACGTTATAAGTAAGGGCATGGATCTAATAGACTCATTCCATACGTCTGACGTTGAGATGATCGAAGCCAAGACCAAGGCTAAGACTGACCTGATGACAGCCTACGCGCCATTTAAGATTGCCCAGCGCATCATGGCGACTATGTTCTCAGTAACTTATATCAGCACTTATGTCCTGGTGATCGTTATGACGTTCTTAGGCAAAGATGTAACTGGGGTCAAAGCAATCCTGTCTGAGTTCCAGATCGATTGGATCATGTTAACCATTGTGATGTTCTATTTTGGTGGTGGACTAGCCGAAAGCGTAATGAAGAAGAAGTAATTCCCCAAGGCTCCACCTTTGGCTACCCACGGGTGGTCTTTTTTGTGCGTGGCTCTAAGTCACTCAGATTAACCGAGTTAACACCACTGTAAAATAATAATATTTTTTTCCGATATTTTGGTGTAAAACTTAACTTTAGCGCATTGTTTAGTATTGATAAGTGTTTGTAAAAACGTGTGCTAAGTTGTTGATTCTATTAGGCTAGATTGATTAGTATTTTGGTAACGTAAAA